TTCTCTTTATTTACTAACTTGATTAGATTCTTAACTGCCTTCTCATGGTGAAATGGGATCTGTAGATCCGAGATCACTAGATAGCGTTTTTTAGTCATCTTCCTCATCTTCGTAATCGCCGAACCTTTCTGGATCGACTGGAGATGGCAAGATCCATGCTGGATAAGACTGAGGCTCTGTAATCATGAACAGAGCAATAGACTCATTAAAGCCAGCTTTCCTTAAGGATTTATAGTATTCGTGCAACCCAATGCAATAAGCATCAAGCTCTGAATAGCCTTGATCTTCTAATGCTTTAGTTTGTCTTCTTGCCATAGGATAATTGTCACTTCTCTAAGAGTCGGATTATGGTTTCGACACGCGCTGAAAGCGCAGTAACTTCATCTCTCAAACTTGATCCAGAGTTAGGCTTGAGTTCGTTTAGGTAATGCTTTACTAACCAACGCACCGAGCCAATAAATGAACCAGTAACGGTCAAAGCAGCAACAGCAAGAGCCGCCATGTCCTGCGCAGTCATTATCGTTTAGGTGAGGCATAACCGAACACGCCTGATAGTACTGACCACAGGATTGCTCTGTAATCTAGGTTGAAATTACTTGCTGACCAAGCTGCGAGAAATGCCCCTGCTGCAAGGATTGCTGGATTCTTTAGATTCATTTGTCTCCGCCTAACATAGGTATTTGATAAAATTCACCCAGTAAGTCAGCCTCTTTCTTAAAGCTGAAATGCACATGATGATTGTGTTTGTTAGCCCCTGTGTACTTGCGCCACTTCCACCTAAGAATAGGGGAGCAGATTTTCCCGTCAAAAATAATGTAAGCAATACGCTTTTCGGATCTGGCTTTACAGGCTTGACGAATCTGATCAACAAGGTCGGGCATGAGGTCGGGCTTGGCTTTTCCGGATAGGTCACGATCGATGTCGAGGGCACGAACCCAGCCTTGCTCATCTGGATTGTGATCAGACTTACGAGCACCATGTCTGGTATCACCGATCCAACCATCCGATGCGCGGTCACGATCGCTGAAGGTGTCATCGATTTGTTCCCGTAACTGGATTGCAGCTTTACTTAGTCTTGGCTGCTTCATTTGCTAAAAGTTCCTCATAAGTTGATTTAAGCATTGAAATAAATTCCCCATTGCCTTTGTCAATAATCGCGTGTTCTGTGACTTCACCGCTCATTGGGTCTGTTATCTCGATAAAGGTTACATTGTCCATTTTTATAGCTCCGCACTAAATCCGATGTAGGTTGCTGCATTAGAACCACTATTCATAGCCACTCCATCATTGATTACAAAAATTGCACTTCCATGTGTGTATCTTGCAATAATTGTGTTTGTAATGTTACTATTTAAATACATTGTGATCGTTCCACCTGAATAATTTGTGGCGTTGGCGTAGCGATAAACTCCAATGTTTGAGTAATCCACGCTGGTTGGATAAGTTCTCATAGATACCTGTGGAGCAATCATGAAATCTACAATAGCGGTTGTAGTTGCCTGAGATTGAAAGCCCATAGAATTACCAGTTGAAGAACCACCTGTTGTTCTGATGTAGTAACGCTGACAAGCGGCTAATTCCCCTTGGATAGTTCCAGCGTAAGTGCGGAAAGGTAGAGCAATGCTTCCGACATCGATCTGCATACCTGTAACCTCATACCAGTCATTTGCCCCTGCTGTTCCTGTACCTGATGCCTGATAAACAATAGCCAATTCTGTTGCTGTAGAGGCAACAGTTCCAGTAAATGTGAATCTTTGCCATGTGGCTGTAAGTGTTGCAGTTCCACCAGCTACAGTTGCTTGACCTGTGTAAGCCACATCAATCCAGCTTTGATCGGTTCCTGTTCCAGAATAAAGATTGGCTGAAAGTGCATTACTTGTTGCTGAATAGTTTGCGCCCCTTCTTGCATAAAATGAAAAGGTAACGGCTTTACCGGCAAAAGGTATTGAGTTCACGCTCTCAAAACTTTGAGCAAAGTTAAAAGAAGTTGTAGAAGTTTGGCCTGAGTTTCTTTGTACTCTTGCCGCGTATTGGATGTTTGGCAAATTAGTTGTATCGCTTGTTGTTTGGCGAGTAATAGTTAAAGTCGGGCCACCAGTTGAACACTTCCAACGATCAGCCGTATAAGCTCCAGCGCCAATAGTAAAAGATGTACCGCGTTGCCAAATCTGCATCGCTGAGTTTATGACTGGGTTAGATTGAACTGTTCCAGAAGTGGCAGGATTGACTAGATTAAGTGTGCCGTTAGTATCATTTATGTCGGATGCACTAAAGACATCACCATTGACATAAGTGGTTTTTGTTGGGAATCCTACTGCCATGATTGTTTCTCCATAGTCCTATTCTAGTACATCACATCGAGTAATGGCTCTTGCGTGGTTAAAACTGTGTTCCATGTGTTAGGGGTGATGCTGTGGGCTATCCCCTGACATTGAAGGGTTTTGACAATCGTTGTGCCAGAGACATTTGCGTTAGTTATCTCCATCGTGTCAAAGTAATCAATGTCTAAAGCTGCAACGATTCCAGCCCCATAAGCAAGGGTAATCAGATCAAGGGTAATGGATTCGATTCTGATGGTGGTGTCCTTACGGGTTGTAACATAGGCAGTTGCTAGAGCTAAAGCATTGGCATCTGTCTGCATAAGCATCTGCTCGGCTGTAATCGAATGCAAGAAGTATTGGCTAACAGAAGTAGCATCTGAGAATGTCTGAGGTATACCGCCTATGGATGTGACAGTAGCTTGATTCACAATAGTCTTGTCATCGTGAGCAAAGACGATTCCTGCGTAGTTAATGTCGGATGATCCAGAAACATTGGAGAATTTAGTAGGTGTGGCAGATTGAGCATCATAGACAAACTGGCGATTCTTAAATACAGCGTTGCCAGACTTGTCCACATAGAACGCACCCTGCTCTGTGAACTCGGCTGTTTGGATGGCTGTAAGGCCTGTACGGGTCGTAGCAGGATCGGCCTGACATAATGTGTTGCCTGTCTGGATTGATCGCTGGCTTGTAGGCCAACCAACTGTATTGAGGATTTTGTCGATTCGTGTGCCTGTGTCTTGACCTGCTGCTTGCCCTGTGACGGTGGTTACATTGGAGTTAAACAGTAGCTTGAACCCATCTGAGCAGATTAGATCGACATAACCGATTTCTTGATCTTTAGGGTAAGTATAGAGATACTCAGTAATGTAACCCTTGAAGATGCCGTAAGTAGTACCGCTATAAGATGCTGAAATCTGGATAGAGCGTAAAGGTACAAGATTAGGATAATAAGGGCTTGAAGTATTTTGTGGGTTCCAGTCACCATTTTCATCAATGATGCGAACTGTGGCTGTGCCTGATAAATACTTATCTTGAAATAGGTTGCGCTCTTTTCGAGTATCGATTTTAGAAACTTGATTAGATACATCGACAATAACAGTAGAGCCAGATGCGAATTCAGCAAATCCTAGACGAGATGAACCCAACACAAAGGCTTCACCGAATGATGCGCCGCCTGTTAGGTTAATTCGTACAATAGGGGTTGCTGGTAATGCCATTAGTACACCGTACTGTAATTAACTGGAGTACCCGAAGCCTGTTGTGCGTAGAGCCCTTGTGTGATGGCTGCGACTAGATCGCGCTCTGTAGTAACTGATCCTGTGACATTGACTGTTACATTTGTGCCACCTGCAAAGGCTCCACCTGCTCCATAAGATGCTGGGCTTGCACTTGTTCCGATGGTATCAATGCCGATCTTGCGTTCGATCTTTTCCTTCATGGCTTGAAGCTCTGCCAGTTTGTCTAAGTTCTGACCTTGAATCTTACGCTCAATCTTAGCCTGTGCTTCTGACAACATGTTTGCTGTTGCCTGTTGCTCTGGAGTAAAGAAGGCTGCTGCGCTAGTTACAGGCTTGACCATAGCCAGCATAGATAACTCATAAGCCATCTTCTGAATAGTCAATAACCAAGCACTAAAAGGATTCTGGATGTCATTAAGGCCAACCATGTCAGTACGCAACATGGCTAACTTCTGAGCATTTGAAACCATACTGTTTGCTAGTTGAGCAGCAGCAGTAACATTTCCTTGATTGATTGCAGATTCTAAATCTAAAATGTTTTTCTTGAGAGCAAGGCGAGTGCGTTCTTCCTCTGTTAGTTTGCCCTGTGCGGCAGCGGCTAACTGGATGCCTTCTTCATCAAAGACCTTCTGGCCTTCTGCTAAGACTAAGGCGGCCTTGTCTAGGATCTCTTGCTTCTTCTTTTCTGCTGCGATCTGCTTCTGAGTTGCTGCAAGTTTCTTGGCATTGGATAGTTGCTGTGAACCTAGTTTAGTTATCTTTGTATCAGACTTAACCTGAGCCTGTTTAGACATGTGCTCATTCTTGTTGTAAGCAAGGCGTTCTCGTCTTTCTTTGCCAGCCTTGCTAAAGATAATGCCAGTGCCGATGTCCTCAAATAAGAAACCTAGAGCAGAGCCTAATACTGGGATTGCTTTAACTTCTTTAATAAACAATGCAATGCCAGTAGTTGTATCAGAAATGGCTGTGGCTAGTGCTTCCATGTCTGCTACTACATTAGTGATTGATCCACCATCGCTAAGAAGTTTGATTGAGTCAATAAGACCTGTACCGATAATCTCAGATGCATTAGCTGCGCCTACTGAAAGGATCGCCAATTGCCCAGAGAAAGTCTTAGTGGCAGCTGAGGCTGAGCCAGCAAAGGTATCTGCTAACTGTGTTGTAATTTCCTCAAATGACTTGCTTTTTAAATCGGCCTTGCTAAGTCCTACACCTAAGCGAGTAAGTGCTGTGTTATTGCCTAGGTAAGCTCGGCTCAGGGCTACTGTGACAGCATTGACATCCTTGCCAGTTGAGGCAGAAATGTCTAACGCAAGGTTAAGTAATCTTTGGCTCTCGGCAGATGATTGTGTGGCTACCGCTAGTCTTTGATAGGCTGGCCTTAAAAGGTCATCAAGAATTCCAAATTCGGATTGTAGTCTGGAAATGTATTGCTCAGTGCTTGCAACATCTCTGGCAAGTCCTACATTCTCAAGTGCTAAGGCTAACTGCTTCTGTGCTTTCTGATCATCGGCAGCAGCCTTGATAGATGTCTTTGCATAGTTTAAGACAGCAGCAGTACCAAAGGCTACGCCAAAGTTTCTTGCTAGATTTTTGACATTCTTTGTGAGTTTGTCGGTTGCTGTCTCGGCTTGCTTAAAACCTTTTTTACCTGTGAACTCCGTTGCGATGTCAATGACTACATTGGCCATGATTAACCTCTCACCGTAGCTCTATCGTTAAGCCTTCTGGCTGCGCTCTGGATTGCTTCTAATACTGCAACTCTGGCTTTGCCATTGTTTTCATCATAAGCGCGATACAAAGCGCGACCCTTCATCAAGCCTTGACCACGCATTACGCCGCCAGACTTAGCCATCTGATTTTTTACAAATGGGCTATCTGGAGTCTTGCGCCCCATTGTCTCGTAAATTGCTCCAGCAGCGCTTTTGTTAAACACGCGAGCAAGTGATCTAAATCCTCGGCTATTAGGCTTTGATGGTGTTGTTTTGTAACCGACTCCAGCTTTAACAAATCTTGGATCAAAGGCCGGAAAGGTTGCCTCTGACATCTGGCGTGGTAGCCATCCGCTTAGGACTTGTCCTCGATCTGGCAAGTAGCCTTTAGCAGATTTTGTGATTGGCTTAAGAGCTGCGCCGATCTCTTTAGGCAATTTCTTAGCCAAGTCTGGAGTGAACTCTCTCAATGACTTGCGAAGATTAACGGCGCCTTTTACTGTTGCTGGCATCTTTAATCTCCTTTGCTTCATCTCGTAAGCCTTCAAGCAACGCATCTAGCATTACTTTGTCCAACTCTAATAAATGTTGTGGCGCGATCCCTAACCTTATGCTTAGCCTAGCAATAAGGTAGGTGAACGGAAGATCGCGCTTTAAGCTAAAG